ATGACACAATCATTGTGTGCGTTTCTAGTAATACTACTGGTAGCGCGGCTGGGGCTTACACCACTTACGTTTCGTATTTGGCTGCCGGTTCTGCTCTAATCACGTTGCGGAATTTGACTACTGCCACTTCATACTCTGAAGCTGTCATCATCAACTTTTGCATCATCCACGGCGCAGCCTAACCAAACGGGGGTCAAAAGCCCCCGTTCTTAAACTATGCCTGTTATTTACATGTCTCATCCGGTTCACGGTGCCAAGGTTGCAACCATGGAAATGGAAGCTGTTTATGATGAAACAAATGGCTGGGTGCGATATACTTTAGACACGCCTGTTGAGGCGGCTTCTGTCGTCAACGAACTGGAAGTCAAACGTCGTCGTAGCCGACCACCAGAGGTGGTTGAACAAGGAGCTTAAACATGGCCACATACACTGCTGGCGATCAAATCAATAGAGCATTGCGATTGCTTGGTGTGTTGGCCGAAGGTGAGACAACTTCCGCATCCGTGTCTCAAGATTCGCTGATGGCGCTGAATCAAATGATTGATTCATGGAACACCGAGCGTTTAGCTGTTTTCAGCACTCAAGATCAAATATTTACTTGGCCAGCGGGTGAAATTAACCGCACCCTTGGCCCAACAGGTAATTTTGTAGGTAACCGGCCCATATTGTTGGACGACGCTACTTACTATCGTGACCCAGGCACCAATGTGTCTTACGGCATAAAAATGATTAACCAACAGCAATACGATGGTATTGCTGTTAAGACTGTAACGTCTACATACCCGCAAGTCTTGTTTATCAACATGACTTATCCTGATGTTGACATGTACATCTATCCCAAACCTACACGGGACTTGGAATGGCACTTTATTTCGGTTGAGGAATTGACTCAGCCTGCCACTTTGGTGACCAACATTTTGTTCCCACCAGGCTATCTGCGGGCGTTCACCTATAACTTGGCAATGGAAATTGCACCTGAGTTTGGCGTTGAGCCAAGCCCACAAGTGCAACGCATTGCAATGACCAGCAAACGTAATTTGAAGCGCATCAACAATCCTGACGACATTATGTCAATGCCATACGCGATTGTGGCTTCACGCCAGCGGTTCAACATCTACGCCGGTAATTACTAATGCAAACGCCAATTCTTGGCTCCAGCTACGTCGCTCGCAGCATCAACGCTGCCGACAATCGCATGGTCAATCTGTACCCAGAAGCCACGCCAGACGGCGGCAAAACCGCCGCTTTTCTGACCCGCTGTCCTGGCCTTGAATTTTTGCAAACAATTGGTACAGGCCCGATCCGTGCCCTTTGGGCGCATCAAACCAATGGATCTGACTTTTATGTGGTGTCCGGCTTGGAAGTCTACAAAGTCACCGGCATGACCGCAGTGCCTACGTTGCTTGGCAACGTAACCGGCACAGGCCAAGTATCAATTGCTGACAACGGCACCCAGATATTCTTTGCTTGCAATCCTGACAGTTACATCTACAACGAAGTCACCAACGTATTTCAGCAAATTACCGATCCAGATTTCCCTGGCGCTGTGACTGTGGGCTATTTAGATGGCTACTTTGTGTTCAACGAGCCAAACAGCCAAAAAGTGTGGGTGACTTCCCTGTTGGACGGTTTGTCGGTTGACCCGTTGGATTTTGCCAGCACTGAGGGCTCACCTGACGGTTTGGTGGCCATCAATGTGGACCACCGCGAAGCGTGGATGTTTGGTACTGACTCAATCGAAGTCTGGTACGACGCTGGCTTGGCCGACTTCCCTTTGACTCGTATTCAAGGCGCGTTTAATGAAATTGGTTGCGTGGCCGCGTTCTCAGTGGCCAAGCTCGACAACGGGCTGTTTTGGTTGGGCACTGATGCCCGTGGCCAAGGTATTGTCTACAGAGCCAACGGCTATACGGGCCAGCGCGTGTCCACCCATGCCATTGAGTATGCAATTGCTCAATACGGCGACATTTCAGACGCAATAGCGTACACATACCAGCAAGAAGGCCATGCTTTCTATGTCCTGACATTCCCCACCGGCAATGCCACATGGGTTTACGACGTGGCCACCCAAGCCTGGCACGAACGTGCTGGCTGGGATAACGGCTCGTTTACCCGTCACCGATCAAACTGTCAATGCAACTTTGGTGGCAACACCATTGTGGGGGACTTTGAAAACGGCAACATTTACAAGATGACCTTGGATGTTTACGCTGACTATGATAAACCTCAAAAATGGCTGCGTTCATGGCGCGCGCTACCTAGTGGTCAAAACAACCTTAAACGCACCGCGCACCACAGTTTGCAACTAGATTGTGAGTCCGGTACTGGTTTGGCCACCGGCCAAGGCGACGATCCGCAAGTCATGTTGCGTTGGTCTGATGATGGTGGCCACACTTGGAGTAATGAGCATTGGTCGCCAATGGGCAAGATCGGTGCGTACTATCAGCGTGTCTTCTGGCGGCGTTTGGGCATGACGCTCAAGCTGCGGGACAGGGTCTATGAAGTGTCTGGCACCGATCCTGTAAAGGTCGCCATCATGGGCGCTGAATTGATTCTGAGCCCGACCAATGCCTGAACAACTCAATATAACGAACTTACCTTCGTCGCGGGTCGAGTTTATCGATCCTCGCACGGGGTTAATGTCGCGTGAGTGGTATCGGTTTTTCTTGAACTTATTTAACTTGACTGGCGGCGGCAACAACCAGACGTCTTTGGATGATCTGCAACTTGCACCGCCTTTTACACCTTCTACTGGCGGTACAGGTACGGTTACTTTGGTCAATGTGTCTGGTGGCACCACAGGTTTGACCACTTCTGGCGGTCCAATTACTACTAGCGGCACAATCACTTTAGGTGGCACGTTGGCTGTTGCCAGCGGCGGTACTGGCACGGACACACCTGCGCTAGTGGCTGGCACTAACGTGACTATTTCGGGCGCTTGGCCAAACCAGACAATTAACTCTAGCAACCCAGGCGGTACGGTCACTTCGGTAGATGCAACGGTACCGTCGTTTTTGTCAATTACCGGCGGCCCAATCACAACTTCGGGCACCTTGGCCATCGCATACTCAGGAACGGCCCTACCTATCCTTAACGGCGGCACAGGTCAAACAACTGCCGCCACCGCGTTTAACGCCTTGTCGCCGGTCACTAGCACCGGCGACCTGATCATTGGTAATGGCACAAATAGTGCTACAAGATTGGCTATTGGTACAAACACCTATGTTCTGACATCCAACGGCACAACTGCAACTTGGGCAGCGCCTACTGGTAGCGGGGCAACAATCACCAACGACACGACAACGGCCACCAACGTCTATCCCACGTTTGCTGCGGCCACGTCGGGTTCTTTAACCACAATCTATACCGGCAATGCCAAGTTGCTGTACAAGCCGTCTACAGGCGAATTTCTGGCGCAACAATTTAACGCGGGCAACGGAATTTACGTTAACAACAAAACCGTTTCAACGAGTTACACTATAGCTACTGGAAATTCAGGCATGTCGGCTGGGCCGATCACCATAGCTAGCGGTCAGACAGTGACGGTTTCGTCAGGTTCCCGTTGGGTTGTTTTGTAAAAAGGTGCATCAATGACTGTAACCGCCAAAAATCTAGTTCCAGCCAAGACCGTTGAGGCAACTCAAACGACGCAATATATTGCCAATGGCGTAACGACAATCATTGATAAATTCACAGCCACTAACTACAGCGGCTCATCAGCCACCATTAGCGTCAACTTGATCACCGCCACGGGCACTGCCAGCAATGACAATTTGATCGTCAAGTCCAAATCTTTGGCTGCATCTGAGACTTATATTTTTCCTGAGCTTGTTGGCCAGATATTGCCTTCTGGCGGGTTTATCTCGACAATCGCCGGAACAGCCAGCGCCATCAACATGCGCGTCAGTGGAAGGGAAGTATCGTGAGCGATGTAATAGCATCTAATTTGTTGCAAGGTAAAGTGCAAGCGTTGCAAGACGCTTTGATGGCTTTCGAACCATATCAGCCTGAAACTGAGCATGTGTTTCACGGCGGTATGTATTGCCGTAAAGTCTTTCGCCCCGCAGGAGTCTTGGTTGTAGGTAAGGTTCACAAAAAAGAACATTTTTATTTGATTGTGTCTGGTACGGTGGGAATTACTACTGATGACGGTGTGCAACTTGTAACAGGCCCGCATTTGTTGTGCAGTAAGCCAGGCACCAAGCGCGCGGTATACGCTGAGACAGATGCGCTGTGTATGACGTTTCACAGAACTGACTCTACGACAGTAGAAGAAGCAGAGAAAGAACTTGTTGAAGATGAACCTAACAGTATGTATGGCATCGGCAATCAAGTAAAAGTTAAGGAGCTAACATGACTTTTTGGGTCGCAGGAGCTGTAGTAGGCAGCTCACTTATCAATGCAAACGCGGCGGGTAAATCTGCCGACACAATGGCTAACGCAACAAATAGATCTGCGGAACTACAGTATCAACAATATTTAGATACTGTTCAACGCCAAAAACCTTTTTATGACGTAGGCGTAAATGCGTTGCCGGAATTGGTTTCGGCATCAAAATACGAACCGTTTACCATGGCTAAGTTTCAAGCTGACCCAGGTTACGCATTTCGATTAAGCGAAGGCCAAAAGGCTTTGGAGCGATCTGCCGCCGCCCGTGGCGGTTTGCTGTCTGGCGGCACTGGTAAGGCGTTGCAACGGTTTGGCCAAGAAATGGGTAGCCAAGAATACACCAACGCATTCAACCGTTATCAAGCCGAACGCACCGCTCGTTTGCAACCATTGCAATCGTTAACCGGCATGGGCCAAAGTACAGGCCAACAAATTAGCAACGCTGGGCAACAAATGGCGTCTAATGTTGGTGAAGCTATTGGCAGCGGCGCTGCCGCCAGAGCATCTGGCTATGTTGGCGGCGCAAATGCTTTGACCGGCGGTTTAAATACTTACTTAAACTATAGCCAAGGTCAAAACTATTTAGCCGCATTGCAACGCGGCGGCGGGGTTCGCACACCTGCTGGCTTTGGTACGCCGGTGCCTGGCGATTATTCTTCTGTTACAGGATAAATTATGCCTATTGATCCTAGAATTTCTCTTGGCGTTCAGCCCATTCAGCTAGCCGATCCAATAGCACGGTACGGCCAACTTGCGACCATTCAAAACGCGCAGAATCAAAACGCGCTAGCGCAGTATCAATTGTCAACTGCCCAACGTGAACAAGAAACTGTAAACGCACTAAATGAAGCATACGCAAAAGCATATGACGCAGCCACAGGCAAGATAAACCGCAATACGCTTCGCGAATCTTTGGCTAGAGGTGGCTTTGGATCTAAGTTGCCTGGAATTGAAAAAACACTTACTGAAGCGGATAAAGAGCAAGCGTTGCTTGAAGAAACACAAGGTAAAGTTAAGGCGCAAGGCGTAGAGTTATTAGATAAAAAATTAAAACAATCCCGCGCGTTTTTAGACACACTTGATCCTACCGACCCAAATGCGCCTGCGGCTTATTTGCAATGGCATCAGGCCAATCACGCAGACCCAATTATTGGACCGGCGCTTGCTGCGCGGGGCGTAACTGCGGATCAGTCCCTTGCTCAAATTCAAGCCGCAGTTGCTAAAGGCCCGCAAGCGTTTGCTGATTTAATCAACGGCTCTAAACTTGGCACTGAAAAGTTCATGGAGCTGAACAAGCCAAGTACAACCACTGTTAACCAAGGTGGACAAACGCAATTGATTCAAATACCTGGGCTTGGCGGCGCGCCTAAGTCTGTTGGAACATACGCTGATGTGCCACTACCTGCCAATGTGTTTGAGCAAAAGAAAGCCATTGCTAGAGCTGGCGCATCTAACATTACTCAAAGCACCGAGAAAAAATTTAGCGAACAGTTTGCAAACAAAATGGCGGATAGTGACATTGCCAAAATGGGAGTTGCAGAAAAAGCACCTGAACTAGCCGCAAGCGCTAATCGAATTATTGACTTGGTAAAACAAGGCAATGTATTTACGGGTCCTGTTGCAGATGTCAAGCTAAACATTGCCCGCGCATTAAATGTTGTAGGCGCAAGCAACGAAGAAAAAATTGCCAATACTGAAAAACTTATTTCTGCTACAGGTCAAAGCACTTTGGATGCAATTAAAGGTGCTGGTCTTGGAACTAATCAAGGCTTTACCGACAAAGATCTTAAATTCTTGCAAGGTATTGCAGGCGGCACAATTGATTTGACATCTCAAACACTTACGGAACTGGCCAGACTTCAACATCAAGCTGCTACCCGCAGCGCAGAGTCTTGGAACAAACGCGTCAAGCAACTGCCTAAATCGGCAACTGAAGGAACGGGGCTTTCTATGGAGCCAATTAAAGTGCCGCCGTTGTCGCCTAACACAATGTTTGCGGTTAACCCAAAAACAGGCGAACGCATACAGTCTCTTGATGGTGGCAACACTTGGAAACCAGTAGGAGGTAAATAATGGCTTTACCCGCTGGATTTGAACTTGAACAAGCCGCACCGCAGCAGCCGCCTGCGGGTATGAAGTTGCCGCCAGGTTTTGAAATGGAAACTGGCGGTGGCATTCCTAAACAGCGCAGATCGTTTTCAGATGTGCCTGGGGAAGCGTTAGCTAACCTTCCATCAAGCGCGTCCAGTTTTTACAAAGGTTTGGTAACCGCGATTACAAACCCTGTGCAAACAGTGTCAGGTGTGTTGGATGTTGGCGCTGGCGCGCTGCAAAAGTTGTTACCTAAAGATTTGGTTGATATGGTCAACCAAATTGACAACAACCCTGAAGCAGCCAAACGTGCTGTTGACGCGGCTAACGCTGTTGGCGGTATGTTCAAAGACCGTTACGGCAGTGTTGAAGCCTTAAAAAATACATTAGCTACCGACCCTGTCGGAGCGGCGGCTGACCTGTCCACGTTGTTTACCGGCGGCGCAGGTGCTGTTGGTCGTGTAGCTCCTACCGCCGCCAAAGTAATGAGTACGGTTGGTAAATACACCAATCCTGTCGCACCGGTTACTGCGGCAGCAGGGTATGGTTTAGCGTTGGGCGCAAAAGGCGCGGGCAACATAATTGACGCGGTTACCGGCGAACGCGCCACAACCCGTGCGGGCAATATTATTCGTAACGCGCTGACCGAAGAAGGTAGAACACCTCAGAACATAGCCGCCGCTCAAAACGCGTTGGCCAATGCAACGCCAGACATGACAGTACGTCAGGCTTTGGCAGATGTGACTTCACCTCAGATTCAGTATCTTGGTGAGACTGTCCAAGCTAAGACTGCACCTGGAGCCGCGTTGTCTGTTCAACAAGCTCAAGAAGCCGACCGCATGGCGCGCTTGCAAGCAATTACACCTGATTTGCAAGCCGCCGAAACTGCTCGGACAAATGTATCTAAGCCACTGTATAACGCGGCTACGCTACCTTTAACGCCAATTAACACTGCGCCGTTGGTGCAACAACTTGACACAATTTTGGCCGCAAACCCAGGCAACGCCAAGCTAGTGTCTGCGCTGAATCAAGTAAAAACTGGTTTAAAAGCTAGCAGTAGCGCGGAGCAAGTGTCTTCGGTGTTGGATAATCTCAAAGATTTAATTTCAAGCAAAGACAATAAGTTTATTGTCAAAAATTTGGTTGACGTTAAAAAAACAATTGAGCAAGCATTGCCAGGTTATGAACGCGCTCAATTGGCTTTTGCCGTTGCATCGCCGCCTGTCAATCAAGCTAAAGTCTTAAACGCTATGATAAACGTGCTTGAGCAACCCCTTGGCGTTGGTGAGCGCGCAGGACCATTTATGAACGCCTTGGGGCGTGGTGAGTCTGCATTGCTTAAAAAGGCAACCGGCGAGGCGCGTTATTCTGACCTGAGCCAAGTGCTGTCACCACAGCAAATGAATGTGGTTAAAGGCGTTGAGTCAGAGTTGAAACGCAACGCTGAAGTCGTTAGACAGACTCAAGCTGGCGCAGATGCCATGAAGATAATCTTGGAAGCAAACCAATCAAAGTTTCGCTTACCAAGTTTCTTAGATGTCAAGGTTACATTGACAAACCAAATGCTGGACATCTTGAAAGACAAGATGAGCGCAAACGTGTTGAAAGAACTTGAAAAAGGTTTTAACTCCGCGCAAGACTTCCAAACGCTGCTAAAAAAAGTTCCTGCATCCCAGCGTATTGATGTGCTCAGAGCACTTGGCCAAGCTCAAAGTCAATTGAGCCCGACCAAATTGAATATCATCACGCAAACGCAAAACGCGTTGGCTCCCACGCAAGAAAATCAAAACGCGTTAACTAACTTTCCAAAAGTTGAAGTTCGTGGCTTCAATCGTGAATAACAAACTTGAGGTAAACACATGGCTGGTTTAACCCCCTCCCCCAAACAGCAGATCTTCGGAACTGATGGCTTGCCTCTCGTCGGCGGCAAGATCTACACCTACGCAGGCGGTACAACAACACCTATTGCCACTTACACCGACTCGACTGCTGGTACGGCCAACACCAACCCGATCATCTTGGACTCGTATGGCCAAGCCAATATCTGGTTGATCAACACCACCACCTACAAGTTTGTGGTCAAAACGGCTGCGGACGTGTTGCTTTACACCGTAGACAACATCTCCATTCCACTGGACGTGGTTGGCCTTGCATCACCCCCACCCATTGGCAACACCACACCCAACACCGGCGCGTTTACCACGCTGTCGGCCACTGGCGCGGTGACCTTTGCTACTACCTTGGGTGTGACTGGCGCGGTCACTTTGGGCAGCACACTGACAATGGCTGGCCAACTGACCTTAAACAACACGGGCGCTGCCAAACTAAGCGTTGGCACCACCGCGCAACGCCCCACAGCCGTCACCGGCATGGTGCGCTACAACTCGACCACAGGTAAGTTTGAAGGCTACGGCGCAACAGCTTGGGGTGCTTTGGGCGGCGGCGCAACAGGCGGCGGTGCTGACCAAGTGTTTGTGGAAAATGGTCGGACTGTCACAACAAGCTACACTCTCAGTACTGGCTTTAACGCAATGTCCACCGGCCCCATCACCGTTGCAAGTGGTGTCACAGTCACTGTCCCCACCGGCGCTCGCTGGGTTGTTCTGTAAAGGAAATATATGTCATCAGTTGTTATATCAGGAGATACAAGTGGACAGGTAACACTTGCCGCCCCTGCTGTTGCGGGTACTAGCACATTGACACTTCAAGCGGCTACTGCGACAAGTTCTGTCAATACATTGAGTACAGCGGTTGCGTCTACATCAGGTACTTCAATTGATTTCACAAGTTTGCCAAGTTGGGTAAAAAAAATCACCGTGATGTTTAATGGTGTTAGTACAAGCGGCACTTCAAATTTATGGTTGCAAATTGGCTCAGGCTCAGTGACAACGTCTGGGTATACAGGGTACTATATGCGAGCAGGAGCAACTGGTGCAGGGTACACAGCGTTGGCAAGTTCTTTTATATTCAGTAACTCAGTGGCCGCAAGCTCAACTTTTGTTGGGACTTTAACCCTTGTTTTAATTTCTGGAACAACTTGGATGTGTACTGGAATGGTTGCTGATTCAGCAAGTATTAACTCAATGGGAAACACTGCTGGTTCACTTGCTCTTAGTGGTGCGTTAGATCGTGTTCGCGTCACAACTGCTAACGGCACAGATACATTTGATGCTGGCTCTGTCAACATTCTGTACGAAGGATAATCATGTCAATACTTGTTTTAACTTCTGACACGCTGATTGGTACGCCAGCCGCTGGCAACGTCGAATATAACGGACAGTTCTATGGGACTGACAGTGCCTTATCACGGGCGCAGATGCAGAGGATTACTCTTGGTACTGCTGTTGCAAGTACATCAGGTACTTCAATTGACTTTACGTCTTTGCCAGCGTGGGTAAAACGAATTACGGTGATGTTTAATGGTGTGAGTACGAATAGTACAAGTGCTTTGCTAATTCAAATTGGTTCTGGTTCTGTATCAACTTCAGGCTACACATCTGTGGCTCAAAACGTAAGTGCAGGGGTATCATCTTCAATTGGTTTTTTATTGTCTACTGCAAATGCAGCAGCACAAACATATACCTCAGTAATTCCAATTTGTTTAGTTAGCTCTAACACTTGGGTAACTAGCGGAACATTAGGTGTTGGGTCAACTGCTGCTAACATTACAACTTTTTCAGGTTCTAGTCCTGCATTAGGTGGGGCATTAGATAGAGTCCGAATCACCACTGTCAACGGCACTGACACCTTTGATGCTGGAAGCGTAAATATCATATATGAGGGCTAAACAATGAGTACAACAATTGATGGTTCAAACAGCGTAACAATCAACTCTGGCGCAATACTGGGTATTACCTCTAGTACTGCTGTGGCATCTACCAGTGGTACAAGCATTGACTTTACTTCTATCCCGTCATGGGTGAAGCGTATTACTGTGATGTTTAGTGGTGTGAGTACAAGTGGAACATCCGCAATTCAAATACAAACTGGTGCAGGAAGTATTACAGCAACTGGGTATAACAGCATAGGTGGTTTTTACACTAATGCGAATCAAACAGCAGTATCTACTGCAACAACTGGATTTGTAGAAGCGGTCAGCGGTGCTATTACGGCTGCCGCAACAAGAACTGGTGCAATTGTTATTCAAAATTTGACTTCAAATACTTGGATTGCATCAGGTGTTTATGGAAATGCTGGAAATACAGTAATGACATCTTTTACTGGTTCAATTGCCCTTTCAGGCACTCTTGATCGCGTCCGTATCACCACAGTCAACGGCACAGATACCTTTGACGCTGGTTCAATCAACATCCTTTACGAGTAAACATCATGACACACAGAATCGTAGTAAATGTAGAAACAGGTGAAGTCACTCAAGTTGAGTACACCGCTGAAGAACAAGCGGCTTACGATGCGGCAGTGGCTGCTCAGGAAGCGGCTGAAACACTTGCAGAGGCACAAGCGGTAGTAACACCATCTGAGCCAACACCATGAGTGAAGAATTAGAAATTGAATTTGCCGTTCACGAAGCTGTTTGTAAACAACGGTACGAAGCCATTCAAAAATCATTGGCTGACGGCGACAAACGCATGACCAAGATTGAATATTTGCTCTACGCAGTGATCGTCACCGTCTTGTTTGGCCCTGGCGTTGCCGCTGAGTTGGTGAAAAAAGTCTTGGGGCTGTAACGATGTGGAACCCATCACGCTGGCTCTTACTGCCATTGCAGGCATTAAGCAAGGCATTGCTCTGTACAAGGATGCCAAAGCCACAGGGTCTGATCTTTACAAGATAACAAAAGAAATCTCTGGGTTCATTGGGCAGTTCTTTGAAGCGCATGAGGAAGTAAAAAAAGACGTCAAGCGGCAAGAGCTTGACCCACCAAAAACAAAGTCTCTCAAAGCGCAGGCGCTTGAAAACGTGTTCAACCAGATTGAACTGGAACGGCAAGCAGTTGAGTTGCGTGAGTTTTTGATCTACCACACAGACCCAGCGTTGGGTGCAGTTTGGTCAAGGTACGAGGCAGAATTTGCTAGGCTTGCAAAAAAACACGACGAGGAAATTAAGCAAGAAGCACTGGCAGAACGGAAGAAAAAATGGCAACGTCAGCAAATGATCAACAGATTGCAAAACGACGCGTTAATTTTCGCAGCAGTGCTGTTGGTAATTCTGGAGATCTGGGCGCTGATGTACGTCATCCATCTGAATCGGGATATGTAGTCGTCGCTGTGCTGCTGATGATTTTTGCTTGTTTGATATTGCCGCTGATGGTGATGCTGTATTTTGATTCTTTGACCTTGAACAAAAAGACAGAACGCACTGAGGCTAGGATTGAGAAACTGTTGAAAAACCTAGAGGACAAAAAATGATACCCATAGTTGCGTCATTACTTGGCACCCTTGCGTCAAACGGCCTTGGTCTACTATCTAGCGCCATTCAAGCCAAGGGCAAAGAAATGGTTGAGAACACCCTTGGTGTCAAGATACCCGACGCACCTACGCCAGAAGACGTGGCCAAGCTGCGCCAGCTTCAGTTTGACCATGAAGAGCGCCTGCTGGAGTTGGGTATCGAGAAAGCCAAGATGGAGTTGGCCGAGCTTGACCTGTTGGCCAAAGCCGCGCAAAGTGACGCAGACAACATCACAGACCGCTGGGAAGCGGACATGGCATCTGACTCTTGGCTATCCAAGAACATACGCCCTATGAGCCTGATAGCCATCTTTCTGGGGTACTTCTTGTTTGCCATGATGTCAGCCTTTGGTTACAACGCTAATGAGTCGTACGTCACGCTGTTGGGCAACTGGGGCATGTTGATCATGGGCGCTTACTTTGGTGGCAGGACTGTTGAAAAATTGGCTGAGATGAGGGGCAAGAAATGAGCTTAAACACTGAACAAGCAGCGTTCCTGTCGGATGCCTGCAAACTGATTCAATACGCCACAAAGCAAGGTTTTATGGTGACCGGCGGTGAGTTGGCCAGAACGCCAGAACAGCAGGCCATCTACTTCAAGACAGGCCGGTCCAAAACAATGAACAGCATCCACTTAAAGCGTTGCGCTATTGATCTAAACTTCTTCAAAGACGGCAAGATTATCTGGGACAAAGCCACAATTGAACCGCTGGGGTTGTACTGGGAGTCGTTGCACCCCAAAAACCGCTGGGGTGGCCACTTCAGTAACCTGGTGGACTGCCCACACTTTGAGCGCAACGTCTAGTCAGCAAAAATAACCAACAACAATAGGACGCCGCCAACGCCAATGACGGCCCCTATGAATAACGCAAATACGGTAGCTATCATTTGATCAACTCCCTGTACGCCTTGATGGCATCTTTAAGATCGTTCTGCAAATGTTCAATCTGGTCTTGCTGTTGTTGCATCTTAGCGTAGGCTTCAGCAGCAAACTTGGCCAAATTCTCTTGGCTCCAATTTTCAAACGCTGGCATTGCGCTTCTCCTTAATACTTTGCGACAACATCTGGCGCAGCCATTTGGCACCGCCCAAACGATTCCACTCTGCGTAGTGCGCCGGTATCAACCGCACACCGACGTTCTTGGCCACACTGGTCAATTCACTTTTTGGTCTGGGCATGGGTGCTGCTCCGCTGTAGTTCTAGTTAAGAAAACATAGTTGCAACGTGTGCAACGCCAAACAAGGCCTTGTTCGACAACTGTTCGACCTTGGCCGCGCAACTTACCCCAGAATGTTCTGATTGCTTCAATCACGATTGTCTCTCCCTCATCATGGCTTTTGCCTGTTTGTATGCTGACTTTGCAATGTCGTCATAGTCCAACTCATATCCCTCTGGCGCTTTATCTACAAGGCCTTGCATTGCTTTTGCAGCAAAGTAGTCCAACGTTGTTATGCCAGCTCTGCCCGACTCTTTTGGCTCGGGTGTAGGAAATGCTGGATGATTCTTAATTTTCATTTGTAAACCACCACAATTTCGCCTCCAAATTGTTTTTGAATATCTTTAGCC